AGGATTTACCTTCCCTGTCCTTTGCCCATCTGTATTGCCTTAATTCTTTGATGAGGTTTAAACTGTTTCCTGTAACGAATATCTGATACTCCTGTAGTCTGTCTATTGAATTCTTAATACTGTCTTGCCCTTTTCGTGCTGGTTCAATCCAAAATCCAGCGTTGTTAACATCTTGAATACTTTTTGGTTCTGCTGAGTCTGCTACTATACAAACGTTATTCTTTACTGCTAAAATCTTTAGTTTGTTGATTATCTCACCGTTTGTGAGCCTTGTCTGATAGATTAACTCATTCACATAAATAGCCTTATTATATTGGTAAACCTCTATTAAAGCCGTTGGATCATTAGTAAAACCCCAGTCTAAACCGTAAGCGATAAACTTTGCCTCAATCGGAATAACATCAGCGATTGCCCAATTACTAAAGACTACCCCTTCTAAGTTTCCTATGTTCCCAAGTCCGTAAACTTGCCACAGATTCGCCCAATATGAATTTTTAATAGTTCCGTCAGGTCTGTAACCTTTCTCTTTATAAAGTAATATCTCACTCCTTTCATCGGGTGATAGTAGTTCGTTATCCTCAAAAGTTAATTGTAAGAAATCACAGTCATCCCTAGTTATTACATCAGTATCAATATAAAATTCAGTATCGGGATTATAATCAGCAAATACAATCTTCGCTCTACTAGCTACCTGGCGATAAGATTCAAAGTCACACTTATTAACCTCGTTAAAGTAAGCAACATCAGACCTTAAACCCTTACCGACATCAGCCTTGTCTAATCCAATAAACTTAATAAATGAACCATTAGGAAATTTGTAAAGGGTTTCTGCTAAAAATAAGGATTCCTCATAAATCCCTATCTCCTTCATTAACTTAACGAAGTCTTTAATAACTGTTAACCGCATCTTAGTTAACTCGGCACTAATAACAAGTATCTCCTTGTCAGGCTTTGAGGCTGCATGATTAATTAATAGGATAAGAATGGAGATAGTCTTTCCAGCACCTTGACCGCCTCTTACAACTCTAATCCGTTTTCGTAGGGATGCTACTTTCTTGAGTGATGTAGTTTGTTGTATCAAGTGGATCTATGCTTAAAACGTTAATAGATGCCTGTGTCTTTGTTTCTGTTTTCTCAATCAACCCAAGTTTACGAGCAATTAAGTTAGGCGAGAAGATTCCTATTGCTGCTCCCTTGAAGTTATGGACAAAGCAATTTTGTCGTATGCGTGTAATGATACCGACATATTCTGTGTATCTATCTTCTTTATTCATTGAATAATGAGACAAATCTGTTATAACATCTTGGTCTTGTAAATAGCATTCAAACCCTTCAAAAGTAATAGGAGTCTCTAATGGAGTTCTAACTACTTTCCCTTCTCTTCCTACATACTCAACCTTGTACATAGGATTGTCAATCTCAAACTGTACATAAGCCTTGAATAGTTCCCAAAGCATTTCGGGTGTTTCTATGTACTTAGTTTTTGCCATTATTCTATTTCTTCATTAATACCTTTAATTCGTTCACAGTAACCTTTTACCTCTTCAAGTCCTCCTCTTTTCCAAGCATCCTTTAATTGTTGTTTGTGTTCAACTGCTCTGAATACTGGAAGGTCTGTGACTTTATAATACTTTCCTTTCTCGTAGCGTTTTTCTTCTCCGTATCCGCTTAGATTCATCTCTTCGCCTGTGTAGATAGTTTCCTCGTACTCTAGTTCAAAAACTAAAGGAAGCGTTTCGGCCAGATCGGATAAGTGTTTAGCTACGTCTTTTTTCAATCTTCTTAGGTTTTACTTCTTGCACTTCGATAGGTTCAATCTTTGGTTCTTCTTTTGGAAGTTTACTTGCTTGAGTATAAACAAAGCTGACCATGTCCATTACACAATCTCCACACCAAAGAGAAGCATTGTATTCAGGTTGAAAGGTCTTTGCTATCTCCAGGAATACTTTGGCATCTTCTACTGGCAAGTGAGCAATCACTCCGCTAGACTTGAAGTTGTTATACATTACCTTGTGCTTATACAAGAATTCAACGTGTTCTTTTTTCATGTTAATTATTTAAAATTTCATTTACTTCTCTTACTGCTGCCTCTTCTCTTACTAATTCTGTGCCATTATCTATCATACCCATTGCTACATGGTAAGCCATTGGAGCGGTATATTCTCCGAATGTTTCTATATCTCCTCCGTGTGTTCCTTTTTTACTTATAGCAACAAAGAAATACTTTGCAGTTAATAGCTTCCATATTGCCCTTAGTTTAATCATCCGTTAAAGTATCTACTAAGTTTTAAATCTAATATTGCCGTTAAAACCATCGTCAAACACATGACCGGAATGCTCATCCAGTCAAATCCGTGTAACCCTAAAGCAGTCCAACCACTCATACAAACCAAGCACTTAAACGGTTTCCTATTTAAAAGTCTATGCCAGTTCTTAATCTCTAAGAATCTTACTATCACATAAGCGATACAAAAGGCATAAAGTATTACTTCTACTGTAGACATACTCTTTTTTTGATTTCTTCTTTAGCCATCTGAACCGCATTATAAACACTCTTACAAGGAATTCCTGTTTCGTTACTTACTGCTCTATAATTTCCTTTCTCAACGTATCTCTCTAAAAGAATGCCGTGATACATTGAAACTGAAGAACATTTCTTTCCTGTCTGACTAGGGAAGTCTATCTTCTTAATTCGGTCTAATTCTCTTTGACAACTATCTTCTAGTCTGATGTCCTCCTGGTATGTATCCTCTTTGTAGTATTCTAATAGTCTTAAATCTGATACATGGATCTCTATGCACTTTCCATCTCTTCCTCTTCCATTGACTGTATGGAACTTATCTTTCTTAAAGTTTACTAACTGGCAAATCACTTTGACGATGTAGTTTTTTAATTTACCTATATTATGTAACTCTAATATGAATTCGTCAGTCTTTTCTAACAATAGTAAAAAAACGTGCTGCTTTAGATCATCCCTGATTTCTGGCTGAATCTTAGCTAAAACCTCACTTATTTCTTTAGATTGGTAAATCTCAGAGAGGAGGTTATTTTTAGTCATTTACTAAATGTTTGAGTAAATTTACTAACTTCTTTACATAAGGATTTATTTAGTTACTTACATTTAATCGTTAATTGTGGATTGCTAAAACTGCAATTAATTCTTCTATCAAATCATCCTCATCCATAAAATCTTTTGAAAGTATTATTACATTTTCATATCTATGAGAATGACTATGATGAAATAGAGTATCTTCTATATAATCCTTTCCGTATTTTTCTCTACAAGTAGAACAAAATTCAATAGTTTTTACTATTTCTACATAATACATAACGTGCCACCCATACCCATTTATAGAATCTTTATACCCTATAAGTAGTTTTACTCCTAATCCCTTTTCCGCTAATTCGGATAATACTTTTCCTAGATTCATCTTTATTGTTTTGTTTTTAGTTCTTGAAATGTCACTTATTTTAGTAAAAAGGTGACAAATGCACACTACCCTTTTCAGATAGTGTGCTTTGGTTGGTTAATTAACTCCTGTTGCTTCAATTCTTCCATTCCCTTCGCTGATAATAACAGAATCACCTTTTTGAAATCCTGCATCTTTGAAATGTGGATTGTCAATTAAGTCTTGGTCTGTTAAGGTTGCATTAGCTGATTTAGGATAATCAAATTCCGTCCCTGTGGTCAATATACCTTCTACTACTTCTGCTCCTGTTTGCGTAACAATAACACTTACATGAGGATTACAAGTTTTTCTTAGGTACATTACTAGAGGTCTTGCTGCTTCAATTAATAACTGATTTTTTTCCATGTGTTTATTTTTTTGAGTGATTAATACTTAGTCTTTTACTTCTTCATAAGTCTTTTCAAAAATGTCAGGCTTACAAGGATATAACTCTCCTTGAATACCCTTAATAATAAAATCAAGGTGTGATGCTATATGCTGCCCTTCTAACGTAGGGATAATTACATAAGGTTGATTGTTATCATTCTTGTAAATAGGGAACGTAACGCCATGTAATTCAATAAATGGCGGTATTTTTTTTAAATCCCACACTACAAATTGCTCTGCTTCAATGATGATTGGTTTTTTCTTGTATTTCATATATACGGTTTTATTGTTTTATTAATTGTATGTATTCTAAAAGGTCTTTAACAAATATTACACCACCATCTATTGGATATTCCCTTAACCAATCTTCTATTTTCTTTACCTTCTCTAATTCTTCCAATGAGTTATTAGCTTTGAGTTGTGCGTATTCTTCCATCGCTTTGATTGTGAGTTCTCTTAGGTGCAATTCATAATCCTTTAAGCCTTGTCTACCCCAAAACAATCTGCAAAGAATATCTTCTGCTTCTTGGTTTATCTTCTCTATGGATGGGGAATTGATTTTTTTATAAGCATTATTCATAGCTTCGTATTTGCCTCCTAATGGGGAAGTAGGTTGTTCTTCTAATTCAATACCTGAATCTTTTAGGAATTGAATTGCTTGTTCTTTAGTTTTAATATTACCCATGACAGTTTTTATAGCTTCTAATTGTTTATCAATTACTGTTCTGTCTGTTATAGTCCATCCTCTTTCTACTTCTTTTGTCTTTGGTTTAAGGGATTGGAGAAACTTTTGAAATAATTCTTTAGAAATAATTGGTTCTGTATTCTCGTAATCATCAATATGATACCAAACACCACTGCCGCCATTTGGATTATCAAAATGCTGATGCCATTTATAATCATTTTCTATGCACCATTCTGCAAATCCACATACTTCTTTCTCTGAATAAATCCTTGATTCTGATTGAAGGGCTTCGGTGGCTATCTTATTAGCTGTTGATTGGTCTAAGGTTACTTCAACTATCTTCTGTAATGCTTCTTTATGATTCATGTTTTTGTTTTTAGATTATTAATTTTAGTTTCTCAATATCTTCTACTATATAATCATTCACCTTTATAAAGTCTGCAATCCTATCTCTGTTGTATATTATTGCAGAGTGATCGTGGTTTATTAAATCCTTACACAAATACCTCACTCCAAATAGTTTCGCTATGGTCACTAAATCCATTTGTGGAATTTTTAACTTAATTAAGTAACTGGAAACTTGAGCAGCCTGAGTTAAATCATGGCCTCGTTTCTTTGAGTAAAGGTTTTCTAACTCTACACCATAAAATCTTGAAACTGTTTCAATAATCTGTTTGGCGTAACTTAGTCTTATTTCTGCCGTCATTTGAGCGGGGATGTACTTTGAGTCAATTACTCCTGGATAACAATAATAGGTCATAGGTTTTCGTATTGTCTTGTGAATGAATTATATTTAAATGTGACTAAGCCTTTCTTACCTAGCCAACTCTGTTTTACTTTTTGTATGTGTACATCGGTTATATCTTCATCCCGATAAACTGTAAATCCGTTGTGAGTCTTGTTAAAAAAGTTCGCAGATCCTGAGATTGAATAAAGATTTGGAACTTCGTATTTTCCAGTATCTCGGTTCTTTTGAATCTTCGTAGGGTGAGCAATTAAAAAGCAATGCAGATTATATTTTCTCAAACAAGTAATCAACTTACCCAAAACCCTAGAGATGTATAATGTTTCGTTCTCCCCATGCTGGATGTTATGCTCAAAGCAATTCCATGGACTTATAACTACTCCGTTAATTCCGTACCTCTTAACCATTTGTTCTATCTTTTCTACTACTCCCTCAACTGTTACATCTACCTCATCTGTATTGACGAACTTATAAAACTCGTTTACCCATAATAAACCCCTCTCGAATTGTTCGCTTGTCATTCTATGGTTTAGGTCTTTACGAAAATCAAAAGCCTTACCCGACCATTTTTCTATCAATTTGGAAATCTTTATAGCTGGAGTTTCCTCAAAACAAATATCCCCGAACTTCCAACCGTGATTTAAGGCTAACCCTGTAGTAATAGCGTTTACAAATTCATCCTTTCCGTGTCCGGGAATTCCTGTAACCATTGTTAATTGACCTTCGCTAAATTGTAGATGATCGTCAAATCCGGCTATCCCGCATTTGAAACCTTTTGGATAACCATTTAAGAAATAATCTTGAACAGTTTCGGCTAAATCTTCTACCTCTAAAACTCCCTCTAAAGGGTAAGGTCTTGAGTTCTTAACTAATTGATTAACTGCTTCTTTGCCATACTTAACTAAAACTTCGTTTGAATCCTTACAACCTTCAGGATATTGAACGGTAAAACATCTTTCTTTGCCTAATCTTCTCGAAAGTTCTTCCCTAAGTGAATTACCAGCCTCATCGTTATCTACCGCCAAAATAATTTTAGTCTTATCTTCAAATTCTCTCCAGCAGTTATCTAAATATTCTAGCTTTTGATTCCCCTTACTCGCTCCGTTGGGAACAGAAATCGAATTAAAATGACCTGATTCGTGAAAAGAAAGGCAGTCTATTTCGCCCTCACAAATGATTATTTCGGTTTCGTCCTTGATCGCATCTAAGTTGTAAAAAATCAACTCAGCGTCTTTTTGCATTTTAAAGCCCTTTTTAGCCCCTCTAAATTTTATATTGATTAGTTCGCCTACTCGGTAGTAGTTAAAGCAAATTACCCTACTTTCTGTTTGATTTATCGGCATCCACTCTGTAGCCTCTGTTATTCCAAAACGTAAAAGCGTGTTATTAGAGATTTTTCTGCCTTCAAAGAAGTTTAAAACATTTTCAGAAACTTTCTCCAATCTTGGTAGCGGTTTGATGAATTCTTTCTTTTGGTAAATTTTAGCACTTCCTGAGAATCCACAGTTATGGCAATGCCAAAGTCCATTTTGAATATCTACCGAAAGACAAGGATCAGATTTGTGCTTCCTGGTATGGGAACACTTAGGGCAAGTTGTTTTACCGCCTCTGACTTTTGAAATATCAATTCCTAATTCTTTCCATCTCATTGTTGAAATCTTTTTGTTGTTGAAACTTCTCTGTAATTCGAAACCCATGAGTTTACAAGTGGGCCGGATTGATTTAATGGAACTTCAGGATACTTGTTGATGAATTTGCCTACCTGTTCAGAAATCTTGTTAGCATCCCATTTTGAAACCCTGTAAAACATTTCGTAAAGTTTCTGATATCGTTCATCAACAGTATTACTATTCTTAATAACAGTATCATTAACAGTAACAGTTACATTAACAGCTTCGTTTGCTTCGTTTTTTGAAGGGTTGCTTACTTCTGCTTCGTTATTCGAAGCACTGCTTCGTTTTGCTTTGTTTTGCTTCCTTCTAGTTTCTCCGCTCTTGATTCCGCCCTTTCTACCTGATTCAGATTTGAAGATTTTAACTTCTTCCCAATCCTTTAAATCTCTTTTAAGTTGTTGTTTTATAGGCTCAAAAGCTATTTCGATAAGTAGATCATCAACTATTGGATTCTCATCATTAACATATTCTAAAATCGTTTTAAACAATGCTCCAGCTTTATCGTGAGGCATTCTTTTAACTGTGTGGATTAAGTCTGCGTAGAGTATAAAACTCTTTTTTCCTTCTGCCATTCTAATGATTTAATTCGGGGGGATGAAATCTTAAAGCCTGTCTATCGCTTGGAATATTTGATATGCTACTTGGGGAACAATTGCATTTCCGAATGCTTTTATTGATTCATTTCGCCACTTTGAAAAGGTAATACCGTCCAGGTTGGTGGGTAGCCCATCATCTCCCCCACAAATAGGGGATTGAGTTGGGAAGTTTTCGAAGTTTGTTCCTGTGTATCTGTCATTATTCTCGCCACTTGTTCTAAACTCAGCCCCATTTCTTCGCCTTTCGAAGTCATATTTTTCCCATTTGTTAATTTCCGATCCCCTTTGTAATCTCTCCGGCGTGGTGTAGGTAGAAGAGAAGTTGCCCATCTGCTCAATGTTACCGAGTGCATCGAACCTTCCTTCACTTGACTTGATTTCATGTTCGCAGTTGCTCCCGTTGAGTCCATTGCCGTTGGAGTTGGTAGCATTCCAGGTACCAACTGAACCATCCTCGCTAATCCCAAACTCCCGTCCGTTCCGTTCTGATAGATTTTCCGATAACTGCCATTCGCCTGTTGTTTGAATG